CAAAAGAATTTGATTTAGCTACTGCAAGCCTATACGCTTTGATTGTGACAAGTGCGAACATATCAGAGGGTGATTTTTCACTTTCAATAACTGAAAAAAATAGTCTTATTGCTTTGGCATCGGGGCTATATAGTAAACACGGCATGCCAAATCCATTAGTAAACAATTCCGTAGTTGATAAATCTAATTACTGGTAAAATGAAACAATATCCACATTTTCTATTTGTAAAACAAGTTTCAGAAAGCGTTCAAGACGCTAACGGGAACTGGTCAAAACCTACTGAAAATTGGGTTTTTCATGCTATTTGTAGAGAGCAAACAAACGGTAAAGGCTCGCTTGTAAGCGGTCAGGATGGAAAAGCTATTGTGTTTTCATCGGTTGTTCATTTGCCATTAAACACACAAAGAGTAATTGAAGGTAGTGAAGTACTTGTTTCAGAACTAAACGACTATAACGGCCCTGTTAGGATTCAAAAACAAGTATTGAAATACGATTTAGGACAATTACACTCTAGGTTATGGGTATAGATGTACGTTTCACACCAGCCGATATAAAAGCCCGTTTTGATAACTTCATGAAAGTAATTGAAAAAAGGCAAATAAACAGGTTACAGTATTTAGGTGAACAATGCGTAGCAAAAGCCCGTTTGAATGGCGATTACATGGACCAAACAGGGAACCTTCGTAGTTCTATTGGTTATGTAGTGTTTAAAAATGGAGTTGCTTTACATGTCAATTTTGAACAAACGCTAAACGGATTAAAAGGTAAAAATGAGGGTATGAATGTAGCTATTAAAGCAGGTTCTAAATTTAAAAGCGGTGTTTGCTTAGTTGTGGTTGCTGGAATGAATTACGCCTTATCAGTGGAATCAAAAGGGCGTGACGTATTGACCTCAACTGAACTATTTGCAAAACAGGAATTACCGAGAATGATGGCAGAATTACAAAGAAATATTAATCAGGCAATAGGATAAAATGGTACAAACTTTCGATACGGACTCATATTTATACGGTATTTTAAAAAATGCCACATCCGTAACATCGGTAATAAATGGTAGTGTATATGCAGGACAAAGACCATTGAATTCTACACTGGAAGATATTACGATAAACACCATCGCATTAACTCAGGAATTTGAACCACAAATAGGAACTTCAAACGTAAACATTCATGTTTCGGACCAATCAATTACGATTGGAGGAGTTGCTCAAAAAGTAGCAAATAGAACGAGATTGAAATTAATTTCGGGGCTTGTTTTAGAAGCGATTAGAAGCGCAAAAATTACGGGTGTAGGTGTAGTAATCGAAAATCAAACAACGATTCAAGAAAGCGAAACATCACAACACTACGTAAACATTAGAATCAATTGGTTTATTCATTAATTAAATAAAATAAAAAAGATATGTCACTATTCACATTAGGATTATCACAAATTTTAGTAGGAACGGCAGCATCAAACGGTGTTATGCCTGTTTCTCCAGTCAAAATAGGAAAGACCTATAAAGACTCATGTAAATTAGTTCAAGCAACTGCGGATGTTACTGAATTCTTTGAAGAAGGAAAAGCGACCCCAGAAGTTCGTAGAAAACAAAAGAAAGTACCAGTTTTGACTTTCTCAATTATGGATCCGGATGTACAAATGTTAGCCGATTATATCGGAGGTACAAATGTAGCGGGTGTATGGGGTTTTAATGGTGATGAAACCGTTGCAAACAAAGCGATCAGAGTCCAAACGGAAGAAGGAATGTGGATTGACATCCCAAATGCAGACATTGAAGCAGTTATTAATGCTGAATTCAGTAAAAAAGGTATATTCTTAGTTGATTTTACCATTATGCCAATGGCAGTTACTGCAGGAAAATCAATCATGTCGTATCCAGGTGGTGCGCAATTAGTTGTAACACCAACAACGTTATCATTTACTTCGGCAGCTGATGCGGTTGGTAAAACAATCACAGCAACATCAACCGGCAACTTAACGTATGCGGGCGCTGCAAGTGGTGAAGAGTGGTTGACAATCACAAGAACTGGAAAAGTTGCTACTGTTAAAGTGACTGCAAATACCAATTCAGAAGCAAGAACGGCAAATGTTACCGTTACCGCTGATGGCATTTCTGCAATCGTACCAGTTACACAAGCAGGAGCGTAATTTTACACTTTTGAATTAAATATTTAAAGCCTTGAATAATCAAATTTTCAAGGCTTTTTTTAAAAGTACCAAAACAAAAACCGCAATAAAAATGACAGAAGAACATAACATAAGCACAGAAAAAAACGAATTAAATATCTTAATTGATAAAGGCGTGAATTTCGATATTGAACGCACTATACACGTTCGCCAAAACGGATTTTTAGGATATTTTAAAAAGAGATACGAAAAAACCGAAACACTAAAGTTCACCATTAAAGAACCTACATTATCAATACTCGATTTATTGAGTGCTGAACAAATTGAATTAAAAATTGATGAGGCTATTATGTCATCTGATTTAGGAATTCAAGAAGCAAAAAAAATGAGCACTAACTACGGTGAAACATTGGCCCGTATTATCGCTATTGCGGTACTCGGAAAAGATTACATTAAAACGAAAAAAAACGGTTCCAATTTTAGTTATAAATACGATGATAAAAAACTAAATGAATTGAGTGAACTATTCTTTATACATATTAAACCTTCCAAATTGTTGCAATTGGCTATTTTGGTTAATACCATGAGTAATTTGGGGGATTTTACAAACTCTATTCGATTAATGTCAGCCAGCAGGACGACGATGCCGATTCGAATAGAGGAAACCAAACAGGACTAAGCAGTCCATACGGGCGTAGGGGTTCAATTTGCGCTCATTTTGGATGGACTTGGGACTATTTACATAATGGCATATCTTGGGCAATTGTACAGCGAATAATGAGCGACTTACCTTCTTATAATAATAAAGACAAAAAAGAGGGTGACGAAGTAAAATTGAACAAGGAAAACGCAGGAAATATAATGAACTTCATAAACACAATGTAAATGAATACAGACAACGGGTCATTAGAATTTGACGCATATTTTGACAACACAAGATTAAACAGCACGGCATTAGCAGCTGAAAGGCGTATTCGTGGATTGTCAGATACAGCCGTAAGCGAAGGTAAACGAATGGAAGGCAGTTTTGATGGCGTTACGAAGTCATTAGCTGCAATTGGAGGTACGGCATTTCTTGGAATGATCGGGAAGCAAATAATTGAAACTACAGGGCAATTTCAACAGTTAAACATCGCTTTTGAAACGATGTTAGGGAGCAAAGAAAAAGCCGATGCGTTAATGCAGCAAGCCGTTGAATTCGCTGCAAAAACACCTTTCACCCTTACTGATGTGGCAACAAATATAAAACAGTTGTTAGCTATGGGTATTGAGTCCGATAAAGTTATGGGTACTTTAAAAGGTTTGGGCGATGTTGCAGCGGGTTTGTCGGTGCCAATGTCGCAATTGGCGGTTAACTATGGTCAAGTTGCTACACAAGGTAAATTAACTGGAAAAGAATTGCGTGATTTCAATTTGGCGGGTGTGCCTATTTTGGATGAATTAGCCAAAAATTTAGGAAAAACAAAAAACGAAATTAATGATATGGTTTCAGCGGGAAGCATTGGTTTTTCTGATGTTGAAAACGCATTCAAAACCATGTCAAGCGAGGGCGGGAAGTTTTTTAACTTAATGGAAAAACAAAGCGAATCCGTTACGGGGCAAATTTCCAATTTAAGTGACAAATTTACCGTAATGCTTAATGATATCGGTTCTGCTAATACAGGATTGATTTCGGGCGGTATTGGAGCCTTATCGGGGTTAGTTGAAAACTACGAAGTAATAGGCGATGTTTTGATAGGGTTAATCGCTACCTATGGAGCATACAAAGCAGCAGTTATTGTTTCCAATGCCGTTAGCATCCTTCAAAGAGATATTGCTTTTCAACAAATATTAGCCAATATTGGGAACACTGGAACAACAATAACACTTACTACGGCCGAAGGATTGGCAGCAGTAGCAAAAAGCCGTCTTACAGCTGCTCAATTAGCCTTAAACAAATCCATGTTAGCCAACCCTTATGTTTTGGCTATAACGGCTTTGGTTGCTCTTGCAGTTGTAATTTATGATGTTTCATCAGCACAATCAGAGGCTGAAATTGCGCAAAGACGCTTTACGGATGCCGTAGAAGAATCAAATAAACAAATTGACGAAGAAAAAGCTAAATCAACATCTTTGTTAACCGTAATTACAGACGAAGGAAACAGCCGTGAATATAGAAACAAAAAGCTAAAAGAATTTATTGCATTGAACCCCGAAATACTTAATGGTTTGACATTGGAAAATATCAAAACAAACGAGGGTAAAAGTGCAATCGATGCCTATGTTCAGGCTTTAGAAAAAAAGATTAAAGTGCAAATGTTGGATACTGAATTAACTGAAAGTATCAAACGTTCATCCGCAGCCGAAAGAGGTAAGGAAAATTTAGATTTTTATGATCAGGCAAAAATTGCTTTAGCTACAGCGGTTGGAAATCCTGCTTTAGGTGCAATTACTGCAGCCGAAACCAATATGAAGAATAACAAGGCGGTTATTGATGCAGAAAAAGAACTGCAGAAGAAACTTAAAGCCGAATTAAACAAGTCCACAGGCGGTGACGATAAAAAAGATGCGGGAAGTTCGCCAATAATTCGAAATGTTGAATTTTTTGAAGAGCAAGTAAAAAACGCCAAAGAAAGGCTTAAAAAAATTGATCCAAATGCTAAAAGTTACGTTTCGG